GATAAATATATAGTATGGGACTTAGAGACCACAGGATTCCGTCCAGAGCACGACGCAATCATCGAGATAGGGATGATGATAGTAGATGGGGACAAGGTAGAGAGAAAGGCATGGCTACTAAACCACGACATCGAAATACCAGAAAAAATCACCGAGCTAACCACGATCACAAAAGAGCTCCTCGATAAAGACGGGGAGAATCCAGCAGAGTGCCTCGAGGCATTCATTAAAGAAATAATGGTAGCAGAGACAAACGTCACACACAACGGCATTGCATTCGACATACCATTCATCCTCGGAGCAGTGAAGAAGCATCTGCACTACACAGCAGACCAAGAAGCAGAGCTCAGAGCACACCTACTGATGACAGCAATCGATACCTGCATCCTCATCAAAGGACGAAAGCTGAAGATAGGAATGGAACCAGGAGAGAAGTTCCGACACTACGCCAACCGAGTAAAAGACATCAGAGCAAAGGGAGTGAAGAGCAACCTCACTACAGTGTGCGAAGAGATGGAGATAAAAATAAACGAATCTAATAGACACAGAGCACTCGGAGACGTGGAGCTAACCAACCAAGTCTATATAAAAACATTATGAAAACAGGAGACATCATCCAACTAGGAAACCACAGACTAGCAATCGGAGACTCGACCGACCGAGACCTCGTCGCACGTCTGATGGACGGAAAGAAAGCACGCATCATATGCACCGACCCACCATACGGAGTGGACTACGTGGCCAGCAAAAAAGACCTCGTAGCGATAGGAAAGAAAGACTCAGTAGACATCGCCAACGACCAGTTCCAAAGCGACGACCAGTACGTAGACTTCACATACGCATGGCTCAAGGCAGTAGCACCACACATGGAAAGCTACAACAGCTACTACATCTTTAACAGCGACCTAATGTACTCAGCACTACGAGAGGGAATCCTCAAAGCAGGATACAAGTACAGTCAAATGCTTATCTGGGTCAAGAACACAGTGGTCATCGGACGCAAAGACTACCTACCACAGCACGAGCTCATCGCATACGGCTGGCTCAAGCGACACAAGTTCCTACGGAGTAAAGGGAAGTCGGTAATATTTCATCCAAAACCAGCCAAGAGCAAACTACATCCAACAATGAAACCAGTAGGACTACTGCGAAAGCTGATAGAGAACAGCTCCAGCACAAAGGAAATAGTCTACGAACCATTCTGTGGCAGTGGATCAACACTGATAGCATGCGACCACTTGGGACGATACTGCTACGGAGTAGAGATGGACTTAGACTACGCCAAGACAATCGTCGCACGATGGGAAAAGCTACATGAAAAAGAAAACCTAAAAGCAAAAGTACTATGAGCACAAACACCAAGCGACTCATCCGCAAACAAAAACAGGCCGCTCGAAGAGAAGTAAGAAAAGAGGCCGACCAGATGAGAGAGCAGATAGCAAAAGACCTCAAGGTATTCGAGCAGTACCTACGACCGAAACCGAAGTGGATACCAACTCCAATCTGGCGATGGGGCATGCGGATATTCATTCAAATGTGAACTGGCTGAAAAAAAGAATCGCACGCTGGGCAGGGAAGAAGTGCTTCGGAGTAGCAATGGAACACGAACTGTCGCCAGAGTTCGTCATCACTAATCACGCAAAGCACCGCATGCAGAAGCGACTCAAATATCCAGAGCAGATAGACATGATGGAAACAGTCCTCGACGCATGGCACATAGGAAAAGAACCGCCAGAGACGTTCGATAAAAACATGGGACACAAACCAAAGAAGCGATACAAAAAACTGGTATACAAATACCACCTCGAGTACATCTTCATATTTGCCATACGAGACAGAGAAAGAGTCTGGGGAGGACAGAAGTATCTGGTAACAGTCTACAACTGGCGTAACCGATAAATGATACAATTAAAGCAGGCCAGCACATAGGAGGAGAAGATGGATAATGACCAACAGAACCTACCGCTCGACGAAAGGTTCAGACAAGCGGAACAATATACGCTCGACCTGCAACCGAAACGGCAACAACCGCTTACGGAAATGCAAGACGAGACGTGTCCCTATCACAAAGTATTCGTATACCAATGCAGATACTGCAACCCACGATGAGAGGAGGTGATCCATCTTGACGGCTCGGAATAGACGAGCAAAAGGACTCACACTTAATCACAGTATGAGTCCTTTATCTTGGCAGAAAATGGTATACTAAAGGTAGGTCGAGGCCATTATAAAAACGACTAACAATACAAAGACTATGGGATTCCAATACGTGAAACCAACAGAAGAACAGATGGAAACAATGCAAAAGTTTCGAGACAAGTACGAAGCACTAGCATCAGAACTAAGCACACTAGCAAAAAGTAGAGGGCTGTCTCTCGCACTCACTAAACTAGAAGAGTCAGCATTCTGGCTGAATAAAGGCATCACGCAGAACGACGACTAGAGAGACTGGTGGAGATAGAAGAGTGGTGTGTCGCAACAGGCACTCAAGGCGGAGCTACCCAGCTCTATTGCATAGTGATACGGCTATGTGGCCCGAGTGTCGGTCGAGGCACATCACACATGGGGTCGACGGGCATCGACGGTTCATTGAAAACTACATACGGGCGAACGAATGACTCACGCACGAGTCAACAGATACTTGCAAAAGCATCAATCCCTAGTCCATACGCTCACGAGCTCGGACTGAAGAACACTGTCTTAGCGTAGGAACCAAGACACGGGGTGTGCGTGCTACTCAGCCGTAGCAACTATCGAGCGTACACTTTGTCATAGCCAGATAGACACTCAAAGCTGACAGACTTACCTCCGACAGCTAAGAGTGATAGAGCTAAACTTTAAGCGGAGATACAGAGTGGAGACTGTACTCCCACCTACCCCGTCGCCAGCAGGCAACTGCAACGTACGTAGCAACTAAAAGAATTCGGACGGGAGTTCAACTCTCCCCGACTCCACTATGAAAAACAAATGTATAAAATGCGGTACAGGAATACTTCCATCATGGAAGACGTGTAATGAGTGTGACCGAAAGAAGCGACCTAAAGAAAAGCCAGCACGGCCACCAAATCCGTACATGGCAAAATATAGAGACGACAGCGAAACATTAGAAGAACTGCAGAAAAGAAAACCTGCAGGTAAATCAAAAAAACAATGACACACGTATCAAGACAACAACCACCAGACCACATCTACAAACCAGCAGTAGAGAAGTGGGGAGTGGACTTCAAAAAAGGAATCGTATTCACCTACGGAGATGTCATACACTCAGCAGTAGAGATACCAAAAGACCTCATGGTGCACGAGCTCACACACGTACGGCAACAACGAGAGTTCGACGGAGGCAAAGACGCATGGTGGGAGAAGTACCTAGCAGATCCAAAGTTCCGCACAGCACAAGAACTGGAGGCATACCGAGCACAATGGCAGTGGATCAAGAACAACGTCAAAGACCGCAACGAACAGGTACGCATACTTAGCCACTGTGCTCAGTCGCTAGGAGGCAAAATGTACGGTAATGTAATGACAGTGCAAGAAGCCATGAAAGCCATTAAACAATAAACAACACAACATGAATCAATACACAAAGGAAACAGTAATAGCATGGGCAATCCTTATCGGAGCAGTGCTGGTAGGAGGAGCAATCGGTTACATCATCGGGAACGATCCATCAATGGATGCACTAGAAGAAAGAGTGCAGGAGCTAAAACTCCAAGCAAACGAAGTGAACGGAGCATGCATCGCAGAATTACAGAAGACTAGACGACTACTGCAAAGAGAAGCGAACTTCAACACAGCAAACTCAACGGTAAGGACAAACGGTATATGAGTACAGGAAAACCAATACCATCAGAGGTACTTAAAGAAATAGCAGAAAAGTTCGACAAGGACATAGTAGTGATGGTCGCATGGGACTTAGAAAACGGACACCTACACGGAGTCTCATACGCAAAAGGAAACGTACACAAAGCAGGAGCTCACACTATGAGCAAAGCATTCGTCAGTATGGCAGGCGGAGACATCAAAGACGCAGTAGAGTTCGAAACATTATCAGACGATCACACCAAGAAAACGTCATGAGTAACTACATCGAACAGGTCAGAGCAAACCTCGCAAAGAGAATCGACGTAGAGCCAGCACTCCTAGACCTCTACACACTGCTGGCAATCGTACGTGGGACCCAAACAACATACGAAGACGTACACGACGCATGGTCAGTCTGGCGAAACCAAACAATGCCTACACATCAATCAATCGTACCGTTCGAGGAACTGAGCAAGCGAGTGCAATCGATGGATCGAGAATACGCAGAGGCAATCAAGGAGACAGCCAGGGAGATTAATCCGAGGAATATAACGTTCTAGGTATGGATTACCAAAAAACAGCACTCGAAGAACTTCATACTAGGAGAGACACTAGACAAAGTAAAATGAAAACTAGCGACAAGATAATCCACTACATCATACTCATCGCATCAATAGTTGCACTGATAGCAGTGGCACTAGATGCAGTATCATTCGGAATAGCAATACCGAGTACGCTGGCATTGGTCTGGACACTACATAATTTATATTGGATATGACATCAGTAAACGAATCAAACGCATACCAGAGAGGCAAGCGAGACGGATACGACATCGGACACAGAGCAGCCACTCAAGAAACCTACAAACAAGCAATGTCACTCCGCTGGATGAAGATAGCAATTGCAGTCCTAATCGGATTCGCACTGGGGATGGCTACAGAAGCACACGCACAGACGGCTACAACGTCGCTCACAGTGGTAATACCAGTGACAGTGGGAGCAGAAGTGGTATGCAACCCTACAAACTGCCCAGAGCTACCACAGGAGCAACCAGCACAGGTACAGAACATAGAAGAGGATAGTACTTTACTGCAGAGAATATGGTCTGCTATACTGAAAGCACTAACATAAACAATCATGGCAACAAAAAAAGGAACAACTCGAAAGAGCTCCGCTAAGAAAGCCACCAAGAAAACGAGCAAAAAGAAACTTGAACAACTTGAAAAGAATGGGCTAGTTCAAGATAAACCTAAAAGCTCTCATGGTGGAGCTAGAGCGAACTCTGGACCCAAAAAAAACGACGACAGGGAGCGTTTGAATACACTCAAAGACCAAGCAGAACTCCACGCACTCGAGGAGGTTCCAATCACTGTCACAGTTAACGGCCAGACACAGAACATCAAGATGACACGAGCACAAGCACTGCTCGACATGCTGTTCACGGAGGGAATTAAACGCAAGAGCATACCAGCAACCAAAGAGTACTTCGATAGAACACGAGGGAAGTCACGACAACCAGTCGAACACTCAGGAGAAATCAAGACAGACGACCAATACATCCCAGACGACCCAGCAGTAGAGGCCGCACACAATGCCTACGTGACAGAACGCAAGAAGCTAATCGCACAGGGATACTATGAATCAGCTGATGGAGAAGAGTAGAGACGACCTCAAACGTCGCTCACTAACGTACTGGATAGACACAGAGCGGATAGTAAACGAGGACGGCAAAGCAATCGACCTCGTCAACTTCTATTTCCTACTAGACATCTACGAAGACCAGAGTAAGAAGATAGTGGTCAAGAAGTCCGCACAGTCTGGAATCAGTACGTGGGCTATTCTTCGTGGTCTACACCGAGGACGGTATCAAGGAATCAATCAGATCCACACACTGCCGACCGTAGGAGACGCCAACACATTCGTACAGTCGAAAGTGAACATGATAATCAAGAACAACGCCTGCCTCAACACGAAGATGAGTAAGGAAGACACAGACAGCGTCGGCCAGAAGCAAATGGGTAAGGGCTTTTTATTCTACAAAGGAACGATCGGGAAGACGTCAGGTATTATGATTACCTCAGACAGCAACGTATACGACGAGTTCGACTTCAGTAACCACGACAACATCAGCAACTATCAGTCACGCCTCGAGGGAGCAAACAGCTTAAAGATGGAAGCGTGGGTATCAACACCGACACTACCAATGTTCGGCATAGATGCAGAGTACGAGGAAAGCGACCAGAAGCACATGCGATTCAACTGTCCGCACTGCAAGCATAGACAGCACATGGACTGGGAGAAGAACGTAGACCACGAGCGGATGCGATACCGATGCTCGGGATGTGACGGCACAATAGACAACAAGCTGTTCCCACTCTGGTATGCACTAAGCGGAAAGGGAGAGAAGTTCGAACACATAGACATGCGATGGGAGGCACGCTATCCAGAGCGAGACGTGTCAGGGTATCAAATCAATCAGATGATGGTGCCGTGGAAGTCAGCCAGAGAACTGATACAAGAGTTCAACAAACTCAGTGCATCAGGAGAGCTCGACTACTTCTACAACTTCAAACTAGGACAGCCGTACATGGACACTGACAAGAAAGTAACGGGCGGACTATTCTACAAAAACATCACCAGCAGAGAGGTGGTAGAAACTCACAGTGTAATGGGAGTAGACGTGCAGGGGAGCGAACTGTATGCGATAATTGGAAACAAGGAAGCAATCTTCGGAATCACCAAGTGCGTCGACGAAGTAAATGGACTGGGCAAAACCATCAAGTCCAAGTGGGACAGACTGGCAGAGCTCATGGAAGTCTACGACGTACGTACCTGCGTGATAGATGCGACATTCAAACCGAACGACGTCCTAGCATTCGCTAGAAGATTTCCAAACCGAGTCTACATGAACTGGTATCAGCCAGCACCGAAAGGTGGCCAGATATTCAGGTTCGGAGACAACGTCAAGTTTAGCGACACAAACGCTAAGAAGCTAACGTTCGAAGAAAAGGTAAAAGTACTAACCGACCGAGAGCGTGCCATCGATAAACTGATAACACACCTCGACAACGGAGCTCACCAGTTTTCATACAGCAAAGAAGATCCGAACTTCAAGGAGCTCGTCAAACATGCAGAGACAATGTACGCACGGGTAATAGAAAACAAAGACGGCACAGTTAGAAGAGAGTGGGCGAACACAGGGAAGAACGACTACTTCCATGCACTCGTATACTACGAAGTGGGAATGCACAAAGCAAAGCTATTTACAAGCAAATAAAGTGTTACAATAAAACCATGTCATCAGATGCAGAAACAACACAATCAGTCGGAGAGTACTCTCCGTCAGATGAGGAGCAAAAGGTCATAAACAAATGGAACAAACGCTTCAAGGTAGCGGAGCGTTTCCGTGACCCATACGAAAGAAAGATGCTTCGAATGTGGAAGCTCTATCGTGCGTATAGAGACAAGACGAACTATGCATATAACACTAACCTGATGCCTCCAATCGGGTTCGAAATCGTGGAGACAGTAAAGCCACGACTCTCAGCCGCTAAAATGAGGACGCGGATTTTTCCTATTAACAAAGACGACGTCGGCAACGATGCAATAGAAGAGTGGGACAACCTGATCACGTACGACTTCGATATCATGGACTTCGAAGAAAAGAAAGTAGACTGGATAGACTCAATGCTTAAGTACGGGAACGGCTACGCACACCTCTACTGGGTAGACGGAGAAGATGGTGGCGACCCAGGCATGGACATCATCGACAACTGGCTACTGTACTTCGACCCGAACGCTGGGCCGAGACTCAAAGACTCAGAGTGGGAGATAAAACAAACATTCAAGAGCAAGGCACGCATCGAGAAAGAAGAGAAGAAGCGAGACGTCCGAGACGAAGAGGTAGAAGAAGACTACGAGGGAGACGACGCAGAAGAGATAGAAGACGAAGAGACAGGGGAAACTAAGCGAGTAGTTAAAGCACACGGCGTCTACAAGAACCTAGAGTTCGTAAAGGACGAGAAGATAGCAGACGATCCACGAAGCGAGCGACTGGAACTAGAGTCACTAAAGATGGGACAGATAGACGGCAACTCACGACAAAGCGACGACACGCAAATCTCAAGCAGTGACAAGCTAGAAGAAACAGAACTGGTAGAGATATGGGAATGCTTCGACCACGACACTGACGAGATTGTTACAATCATGAACCGAAAGGTACTCGCACGAGAAGAAGACAATCCATACATAGACATCGAAGACGGCCGAATGATTATCGACCTGCCATGTATCAGACTGCCGTGGAGTGCATACTCAATGGCCATCATGGAACCAGTAGAGACAATCATCCACGAGATTGCAGACTCACGAAACCAAGCAATGGACTCGATAGTCTTCAACCTAGATCCAATCAAGAAAGTAAAGAAAGACTCAGGGATAACAGCAGACGATATAGTCACAGGACCCGGAGCAATATGGGAACTAGAGAACGTAGACGACGTAGTACTAGAGCGAGGGGAAGCTCCAAACAACTCATGGGTAGAGAAAGACAACCTACTGCGTCGAGAGATTCAAAGCTCACTAGCACTCTCAGAGTACGTGCGAGGACTGCCAGCATCACCTGATGAACCAAACAGTAAGGTAGAGACACTACTACAACAGACGCAGATTCGATTTAGTCAGATGGTGAGACAGTACGAAACAGCACTAACGGACATCGTCAACATCCTTATCAAGATGAACCAGAAGTTCCTCACAGAGAGCAAGACCTACCGACTCATAGGAGACGACGTAGACTTCAAAGTGTTCACAGAAGAGACGAAAGAGGTACGGGTAGACGCACGAGTAGAGCTAGAACCAAAGCCAGAGATTGGACCCGAACAGCGTAAGAAAGAAGTGCTGGAACTCTACAAACTATTCGTAAGCGAAGACCAGCCAGCCGAGGGAGACGAAGAAGCAATGAAGCAGTGGAAGTCACGTAAGCGAGAGATGCAGAAGATGGTACTCGATGAATACGACAAGAGTCAGTACGAAGAAGTACTACTAGGGATGGAAAAACTAGAGGACGCACAGCAGGACAAAGCAGACACAGAGGAGTCAACCGTAGAAGCAGGAGAAGAAACGACACCACTACCTACTACAATGAATGCACTGCCACCACAACCACTAGCACCAATCCCTGAACTGCCACCAGAGGGAGGCAATCCACTATCTCCAATCCCTAACAGTCCTGTAGCTCCTAGCGGTTCACCACCGCCAGGATTCCTACAGGCACTGCTCAGTAGGATGAGAGGAGGGCAGTAAACTTTATAAGCACACCAAGTAACCACAAATACTATGGAAACAGAAGAAACAAACGAAGAAGAAATGGAGATGGAAGTAACCTCTCCAGAAGAAAGCATCGCAGAGTTCGCTACATCAGTAGCAGACAAAGCAAAGATGGTAGAAGCAGGAGAGATGACAGTCGCAGACTTCGTTAGCGGATGTATGGAAACGCTCGGAGCAATAGAAGTGGCAGGGCCAGCACCAGAAGTATCGCCAATGGGCGGACTCGGAGGCAGTCAAGCATTCCCACTACCAGACGCAGAATAACCACTATGAGTAACTACCAAGAACAATACGACATCGCCCACGAGGTGCTAGAGATTACAGACAGCGAGGGATTCAAAACCTTACTGACTGAACTACAATCAAAAGTAACTCAGGTCACAAATGCTCTTGGTAGAGCAAACTCAGACATGGTCGATGCGGTCAAACGAGAGGGAGTAGACTCCGAGCGGTACGTGCAGAAAGTGGTAGCACTCTCGGCCGAACTAAACGGACTACAATTCATTACCAATCAGGTCGAGCTCCATCGAAAGAGAAAGGAGTCGGCCGCTAAACACCTAGACTAACTATGGACTCATTCATGGAAAAGCTGATTGCACTCCGCAACGGTGTCGGGAACGTAGCAAAAGGCACGTTCAATAACATGGCAAGCGTAGGAGAGCGGTCGCAACAGATGGCAGACGCTGAGAGGGCACGGAACGAAGAGCTGATGACACAGGCATTCGGTTCACCAGAGGCGTACATGGAACAGCAGAACGCTACCAGTACACCAGAACTACCGCCGACACCAGGTCAATCACTCGGGTCATTCTTTGATCGTATCAAGGCACTGCGAGGGGGATAATTTACAAAACAATTAAGCAACAAACAACATGGGAGATGCACGAATCGATAACCTAAAGGAAGAACTCGGCGAAGAAGAAGAGGTCGAGGAAACCGAAGAGGCCGAGGAGTCTGATGATGAAGAAGAGTCAGATGAAGAGGCCGACGAAGAAGAGGGGTCAGACGAAGAAGAGGAAGAGTCTGGCGACGAAGAAGAAGACTCAGGGGATGACGAAGAAGAAGATGACGAAGAAGATGACGAAGACATTCCTGAGAAGTTCAAAGGCAAGTCAGCCAAAGAAATCATCAAATCATATCAGGCACTCGAGAAACTCATGGGTCAACGAAACCTGACAAAGCAAGAACGCAAGGACTTGAAAGAGCTAGGATTTGACCGAAAGGACGTGGATGGCATGGAGGACATGAAGAAGATTGTAGAGGGTACAGACTTCACCAAAATGACGCCACAAGAATTTGCAACGTGGTTACTAGAGCAGAGCAACAAGCAAGCGGAAACTCGAGCTCAGGAAATCTACCGAAACGCCTCAACTGTTCAGCAAGCAGTAAAGACAGAGATTGGGGAGGCAACAGATAAGTATCCACTCCTCAAGAGCAACAAAGAGTTCCGAGACCTCACACTGTCAGTCATCGAAGCAGACGCCGCTTCAGGAAAGATGACACCGATCATCGAAGCCGCTGGACGAGTAGCAAAACTGATGGGAGCTAAGGAGAAAAGCGACAAGAAGAAGACCACAAAGAAACTCCGAAAGCGAACAGCAGTAGAGCAAAAAGGTTCAGGGTCAGGTGCTCCAAAAAAGACAGACGACCAGAAAGTCCTAGAGGGAATCCTAGGAGCTGGTGATAAAGGAGGAAACCCAATGGGTGGACTTGGTATATAATACTAAGTAGGAAAAGAGCATGGGTGTGGGACTGCCCCCAGACCACTGAGCCGTTACGACGGGAACTCGGAGGAAATCTAAAACCAGACGACAACCAACTTATTAACGCTAAACACATAACATTATGGGAACAGCTTCAGCACGAGACACTACTAACCTGACCGCACGAAAGTACGACGTCAAAGATGTGGTCTCTCTATTGGATGTCAAAGAATATCCAATGCTCGCAATCCTTACCAATGCTGGGAAAGACATAGCATCTGGTAAAGGAAAAGCGATGAAGAAGATGCAAACAACCGACCCTGAATTCAAGTGGTACGAAGATGAATTCGGAAGTCGGGAAGCGACAACTGCAACTGGTCAAACAGGAAAGAACATCGCTTCAACCCCAGACGTGGCAGTGGCATCAGGACTCGGAGCACGCTTCGCAGTCGGTGACATTATCCAGTTTGTAGCCAGCAAGAACACATTCGAAGTAACAGCTATCTCAACAGATACGCTGACACTATCGAATGAGCTTGGTGGAGCAACAGGTACTGTCGACTTGTCGTCACTAACGGTCTGGATTATCGGAAACGCCAACGAGGAAGGAGGTAACCTACGAGAAATCAAAGGTACAACTCCAGTCGAGAAAGTAGGTTACGCACAAATCTTCCGTACACCATTTGGTGTAACAGAGACAAGTGCAAACACTGAGACTCTCATCAAGGAGAACGACCTCGACCTACAACGACGCAAGAAAGGTATCGAACACATGGTCGATATCGAACGAGCGTTCTGGTTCGGAAAGAAAAGCAAGCGTACAGGTTCATCTGGGAAACCAGTCCGTACAACTGCTGGTGTCATTGACATCATCTCTACCTACGCAACAGCGAACGTAGATACCGAAGCAGAGTGGGAGACATGGCTACAAGATGTATTCCGATACGGTAACAAAGAGAAGTACGCATTCTGCTCTCCGCAAATCATCACGATGATTAACGGGTTCGCTAAGGCGAAAGTAGAAATCGTACAATCTGAAAAGACCTACGGAATCACTATCCTCAAGTACGTATCAGCACACGGTACCCTGAACTTGATCAAGCACGATCTATTCACGGGAGCACCATACGGTAACTACGCAGTAGCTGTCGACATGGAAGCCGCAACGTTCCGATACTTGAAGAACCGTGACACGAAACTGCTCACAGGTCGTCAAGCAAACGACGCCGACGAGCAAATCGAAGAGTACCTCACAGAGTGTGGACTCATGCTTGAACAAGAAAAGCGACACGCTATCTGTTCATACTCCGCTCTCTAATCTAGAGAAACGGATCGTCAGATGGGAGAGACTTCTCGATGAACCTCTCCCATCGCATCGGGTGGCGATCCCGAAACCATTAACAAACTAACAGTAAATACTATGAGCAAATCAACAACATTTGTATCGAAGTACTTCCAACTGAAACTCATTCGTGAAAGTTCATACACGAAAGAGATTGCAGGAAAGCTACTACCAACAAAAGGTAAGTACATCCAATTCAACCAGGGAGCATTCACTACCTCAGATGAGGAAGAGATTGAATTCCTAGAGAATCATCCAAACTTTGGAAGCATCTTCATCAAGGTAGACAAGGATGCAGGTCGAGAACGAGCAGAGTACGTTCAGACTCTAGAAGAACGAAACGCTGAACTAGAAGACGAACTAGCAAAAGCAAAAGGTGAGGGAGCAGGAGTAGACCGTACAACACCAGATGGTAACGATGGTGGAGACAAGTACGATGCTCTAACTGGACCCGAACTCAAGGAAGAACTGACAAAGCGAAAACTCGCAGTGTCAGGTAAGGTAGACGAGTTACGAGACCGACTGCGAGAATCAGACGGCGGAGCTCAATTCTAATCCTATGAGTAAAGCCAACGGCACAGCAGAGGTAACCATAGAAGCTGTCATCACAAGAGCTGATGGAACCAAGGAAGACTTGGGGGTGGTCTCACGAAGAACGGTCGACAAATCATTAGTAAGTAAACTATTTAAACGTCATGGCAACAGTACTAACAAACACCGGAAAGGCGAACATGATCAACGCCCTTAACGGTGGCTCACACACAGCACCTCAGCACGTAGCATGGGGTACTGGAGCAGGAACTGCGGTAGAAACTGACACTACATTGTTCACTGAAGCATCAGAAGACAGAGTATCAGGGACAAAGACAGTGGAGACCACCACAGTAACGAACGACACCTATCAGGTAGTAGCAACAATCACAGCGGATGGTACAAAGACCATCACCAACGCTGGACTATTAGATGCACTGACAGGTGGAGACCTCTACGTGAAAGGTGACTTTACAGGGATCGCATTGAACGCTTCAGACTCCATCCAGTTCACAATTAAGATTGTGCAGGATCAGGCATAACGTCTTGACATCGCAACCCACCAGCACGGTGGGTTTCGGTGATGAGGACAATATCCTCGCCATTACTAGCAAACAAAATATTATGAACAAACAAGAACTACTAGCAGACCTAGAAACAAAGTCGCTCAAGATTGTGAAAACTGTAGAGGATACAGAAGACACAGCAAAGAACGAAGCTGGGGTACGATCGTACACAACTAACGTCATGGAGCAAGACGGGGATGTAGTGCAAGCTCGTAACATTGGCTGGTACACAATCAACGAGGGAACAGACGAAGAAGTAGCAGTACTTAGAGACCTGCCAAAAACTAAACGAGACTGGGTAGACAAATTCGAGTCTATGCTCAATCGACTATCTCCAAAAACATTTCTTCGATTTAAAATTGAAAGTGTTGATGAAGAAGACCGAAGTGGGTACGCAACGGTCATTCAAAAGAATGAAGACAAAACTGTATCAGAAGTACGTATCTTTATGTACCGAGACACCGTAGCAAATGAAAACACCTACGCAGTACTAAAATAAGTAGCATATGGCATTCCCAGGCGACTACACTAAGTATCAAGAGGTAACGATTGATGCAACCAAAGTCAGTGCCGACCTTACTGACTACGTTGTATACGTCAACCTAGCCGACCTCGTGAAAGCGGGAGCGGACATTTTTGATACGTGTCGATCGGACGGGGGAGATATTCGAGTCACGAAAACAGACGGGATCACTCAGCTTGCAGTCGAATTAGTAGCCATCGACACAACAGCAAAGACGGGAGAGCTTCACTTCAAATTCACTGGGACACTATCAAGTTCGACTGACACAGTTATTCGGATTTGGTACAACGGAGCTGATACAGTACCAGCAGTATCTTCAACTTATGGACGAAACAATGTTTGGACTGACTTCCAAGCAGTTTTTCACTTCAATCAAGATCCTAGTGCTGGCTCACTAACAGACAGTACAGGGAATGGTTATAACGGAACAGCAGCAGGATCGATGACCTCTGGTGATTTAGTTGCTGGTAAATTCGGAAAAGCATGGGACTTTGACGGAGCAAATGACAGGGTAACTCTACCCACACCAACAGCTTTTCAAACAGCTATACAATCCGTAAGTGCATACGTGCAAAGTAGTGCCCCAAATACTTTGACTAGTCTGTTTTCAGTAGGTGATCTCTCAAGTCCTTACAACAAATTTGCTCATGGTACAGGTGGGGGAATGTACAAAAGAACAAGTAATACCACCGGACCTCACCTAACACCAACAGTTGCATTCTCAAATGACACGTGGACTCACTACGCAGGAAATATTGAGACTAATGATTACAGAGTATACAAAGACGGTGTGGCAAATGGTGTAGATACGACAGATGGAAGAAATCCACTTGGTATGACTGGAGTTGATACAGCAGAAATTGCATCTCTTTCTTACAACGGAACAGCAACATCATATCCAGCTATCATTGATGAGTTGAGAATTCGAACTTCATCAATATCAGGAAACTATGTATCTACTGAATACAACAACCAGAACACACCATCGACATTCTATGCTTCAGGAGATGAAGAGGGTGGTGTAATAACTCAAGCACTCACAGCAACCGCTCAAGCAGGAGCTTCATACGCAAAACAAATAGGAAAAGAAGTAGCAGTGACAGCACAGATGACTGCATCATTCTTACGATCAATAAATAAAAGAATAACTGCAACAGCACAAGCAAGTACAGCAATCCTAAAAACACTAGGGAAGTCATTAGCAGTGACAGCACGAGCCACTGTTACTATAATGACAACACAAGTGACTCTTAAAATCCTTACCGCAACGGCACAAGCGAACACATCACTTACAAAGATTTCAATCAACACAGTAGAACTGATAGTAACTGCAGCAGGAGCAGTAACAGTAACTACTCAAAAAGCGTTCAATAGACTGCTAACAGCAACTGCACAAGGAACAGCATCACTGGTGCAGTCAGGGCTCATTATCTCAAGAGAGCTACTAGTGGTAGCACGAGCCACAGTGACAATTCCACAAGCACTAACACTGAGTAAAATCCTTACCGCAACTGCGTCGGCAGTGGTATCATTAGCAAGAGACTTCGGTTTCCTCGACAAGTATCCAGAGAACGAGGCGACGTACGAAGATAAATATCCAGAACAATAATATGTCATCACTAGCAGACTACAGAGCAGACCTAGAAGCACTACTCTCGACAGTAGACCTGTCAGGGTTCTTCACTGAGGCAATCAAGAATGAGTTCATTAACCGAGCAGGGAAACGAGTATACAACGCAAAGAAGTGGGCATGGTTAGAACACGCAGTAAAAACTCAATCAGAAGCAGGGATAGAATACTACGCACAGCCATCACGCTTCAAGAAAGGAAGTATCCACCGCATCACAATAGGCGAGGGAATGTCAGAACTAGAGTACGACGTCGTAGCGTGGAATCTATATAAGCAAAACAAAGAACAAACTACAGGAGCACGAGTAGCATCAATACTAGGCAATCAATACTTCCTATATCCAGCACCAGAGACAGCAGGAGACGTGATAGGAATATACGGACAGCTCAAGTGGGTAAACTTAACTAGCGACACTACAGAAAGCATCAATCCAGAAGCGTACGACGAGGCAATCATCCGACTAGCACTAGCAGATGCACTCAAGAAAGAGCGACGCTTCTCAGAAGCAAACAGTGAGACACGAGAAGTAACAGACGTACTCATTCCATCACTCTGGAGCGAAGACCAGAAACAAGATCCAAAAGGATACATCGGGCAAACAAGAAGCACACGCTGGTAAAATAAAAACATATGTCAGAACTACAAAGCTACACAATCAATAACTTCAACGGAGGAATCAGTGACCTCAGCAACAAAGGCGTGCGAGGAGCTTTTAAGTTTGGCTACGGTATAAACCTACGTAATACATCCAGTGCATTGTCCTGCAACCAAAAGCTAAAGAAAGACTCGGGAGCAGTAGTGACAG